CCCTCCGCCACTGGCTCCTGATCGAGCAAAAGTCTCTGTCCGTAGATGCCAACGGCGACCGCACGGAAACTTGGTCCACTTTTTCCGAGTGCTGGGGCTCCATCGAAACCAGCGGCGGGCGCGAGTTCTTCCAGGCGAAGCAAACGATTTCCGACTTATCGCACGCCATCACGGTTCGTTACAAGGCCGGGTACACGCCTGACATGCGCGTAAAGTTCGCGGACCCAAAGAACTCGAACGCCGCCCGCTACTTCAACATCCGCGCCATCGCCAACCCCGACGAGCGAAACGAAATGCTTGCGCTGCAATGCTCTGAGGTCACGATTTGAAAATCAAAATCGAAGGGCTCACGGAACTCGCCGGGCAACTGGAGAAGCTCAAGAAAACCGCGCAGGGGGCCGAAGTGCGCGCGGCGCTCCTCGACGGGGCGAACCTCATCAGCGACGCGGCCAAAGCCCGCGCGCCGGTCGCGCCATACGCGACGAATTACAGGGGCCGCGCCATCGCACCGGGCGGGCTGAAAAGATCGCTCTCCGCCGCTGCTGGGCGGCAATTCAAGAACTTCTTGCAAGCCTACGCCTACACACTGAAGAACGCCGCCCCGCACGCGCATTTGGTCGAGTTCGGCACGAAGGCGCACACGGTCACGCCGAAGGATAAAAAGTTCCTCATGTTCGGCAACCTGTTCAAGCGATTCTCAAGGAAAGCGCAGCACCCCGGCAGCCGTCCCATCCCGTTCTTCCGTGACGCCATCCGTGCGCAGCGCAACGCCGTGAAGCGTCTCCTGGAATCCCGCGTTAAGGCCGCATTCGATGCGCTCGGGCGGGCTGCATGAGAATCTACCAGGCGCTCTACAAGTACCTCCAGACCATATCGGCCATCACCGACCTGACCGGTACGAGGGTGTACGACATGCACGCCGATCAAGGGCGCGTGGTGGACTATCCGGCCATCGTCATCGAAGTGATCGACTCCGCGCCATTCCACTCCATTGGATCGGCCGCACCGACGGCCACACGCCGCCCGGTGGCGCTGTACTGCATGGCGCAGGGCAACCCGAAGGCCGCGGAAGACCTCGCCGATTTGGTATACACCAACGTCATCAACCACGCCGCCGAAATCACCACGGCGGCCGGATCGCTGACGGTCTACAGCACGCACCTCAACGGGCGGCGCAACGAGTTTGAACACGACCTGGAGACGAGCGCAAAGCTCTACTCCGCGGTCCTTGAATTTGACATCATCCACGCCGTTTAGGCGTGGGTGCCGGCGGCACGTCGTGAGATGTTCCGCCACCCACTTCTAGCTATCGCCGTGAGGCGAAAGGAGCCCCTATGGCTGTAATGGTAGGCAATGCTGCCGCGCTCAAGATCAGCACGAACACAATCGGCGAGATGGATAACTGGTCGCTCGACGTCCAGACCGGACTCGAAGAGACGCAAGCCTTCGGCGACACCTGGAAAGAACGCACCTCGACCATCAAGGAATGGAGCGGCAGCGGTTCCGGCCGTCTCGACACCGCCGACACCAACGGCCACGTTGCGTTGAAGACCGCCTTCCTCGCCGGTTCCACCGTGGCGATCCGCTTCTACCTGGACGGTACGAATTACTACAGCGGGAACGCCTTCGTTCAGGCGTCATTCTCCGCGCCTGAAAACGGCATCATCACCGCCTCCTACACCTTCACCGGAACCGGCGCGCTGTCCTACACCTAAGGAGCCATCATGGCCGTACTCGCAGGAAACGCAGCCGACATCTACATCGCCACCGGATCGGGCACCGCCATGACGGGGGAGGCAGTAACCTCCCTCGGTGGCGGCGTCTACCAGATCACGGACACGGCGAAACGGGCGATCAATCCCAACGCGGCCGTGACCGTGCTGGACGGCGTCTCGACCGTGCCGAAGGCCAACTATCAAATTGGCTGGGCATCGGGGAAGATCACCCTCACGAATGGGTACACCGCCGGCGGAACCATCACGATCACCGCCGAATACCTGACGCTGGCGCAAGCGGCGCAGGCGTTTGAATGGTCCTACGATTCCGAAGTCATCACGGAAGAATCGCAGACGTTCGGCGATACGTGGAAAGAGCGAACGCTGGTCATGAAATCGGGCACGGTGTCCTTCCAGCGCTTTTACAACGACGCCTACTTCGCTAACACGAATTTGGGCAGCTACTACGTCCTGTACCTCTACACCAACCTTTCCGGCAACGACCGATTCATGGCAGCCGGCCACATGTCCTCAACCGGCATCACGTCGGGCGAGAACGAACTCATTAAGGAAAACGTCTCCTTCGCGCTGCATGGCGAAGTGGACTTCTCGACCACGTAATGCACTACGACAAACAGGCTCGGGCGCTCGTCATTCCCGAGTCTGAAATCAACCGCGTGTGCCGCAACGGCGCGGAAATCGACTACTGGAACGGGTGGGCATTAAACCTGCCTGGTCCCATCACGATCAAGGCAAAGGAGCCAAATGAGCACGATCCTGGAGAGAATTTCAGCGGTGACGCTGAAGACGGACGCAATCACGATTCCCGAGTGGGGGGTGGAGATCGGCGTCCGGGAGATGACGGCAAAAGAGCGGGTTGAGTTCGGCGCCAACGCGAAGAACATACCCCACGCCGCGGCTGTCCGCCTGATTATTGATTGCGCCACCGACCCGGCCACGGGCGCGAAGCTATTCGAGAAGGCGCACCAGGACATGCTCCTGGGTAAATCAGGCGATGTTATCGACCGGATCGCCACGAAGATTTGCGAGCTATCCGGCCTCACCGACAAAGCCGCCGACGACCTGGAAAAAAACTCGTAGGCGAGCGGCGTTTTCTCTTCGCCCTCGCCGAAATCCTGCATAAAACCGTGGCGGAACTCACCGCCGCGATGCCCTCCTCTGAACTCACCGAATGGGCCTGCTATCTAAAGCTGAAAGCCGACGAGCAGGAAAAAGCCCAAAAAGCCCAGACACCACCTTCCCCGACACCCATTAGACGACGGTAAACGATGCCCATACTCTCCAACCTCATAGTGCGCATCGGGGCAAGTACCGACGACTTCGATAAACAGGTAGACCGCTCCCTCAACAAAGTCAAGCGCTTTGCCTCCGATGTCACGGCAGCCGGCACCGCGCTCTCTATCGGCTTTTCAGCGCCGCTGATCGCCGCCGGCGCCGCCGCTATCAAAGCCGGTTCCGACATGGAATCGCTCACCATGGGGCTCAAAGCCGTGATGAAGTCGAGCGAAGCCACGGCCACGGAAATGGCGAAGCTACGCGAGGTGGCGAAGCTCCCCGGCCTGGGACTGGAAGAGGCCGTCAAAGGCACTATCCGCCTTCAGATCCTCGGCAACTCCGCCGACCAGTCCCGCCGCATTATGGGCGAACTCGGCAACGCCCTGGCCGTCGTCGGTGGCGGGCGCGAGGACTTTAACGAGGTGATCCGTCAGTTGTCGCAGCTTGGCGCTGTCGGCAAGGTCACTAAAGAAAACCTCGATCCGATTATCGAGCGCATCCCGCAACTGGCCGCGATCATCAAGGAAAAGTTCGGCGCCGAAGCGCTGGGCGACCCTGCGAAGACGTTTGAACGGCTGGGCATATCCTCGCAGCAATTCATCCGCATTATCACGGACGAATTAGCCAAGGGCGAGCGCGCCGGGAACACGTATAAGAACTCCTGGGAGAATATCCAGATGGCCGCGAAGGACGCGGCGGCGGAGTTCGGGAAGACGCTCCTCCCCATCGCGCAGCGCGTGCTTGACGACTTCCTGACGCCCGGCATCGAGAAGGCGAAGTCGCTGGCTACGGCGTTCCGGGATCTGCCTCAACCCACGCAGGACTGGGCCATTGGGCTCACCGCAGTGGCTACCGCCGCACCGCTGGCGCTGGTCGCTCTCGGCACGCTGATTGAAAAGGGCGCGCTGGTTGTCGGCGTGCTGAATAAAGGCATCCCGATCATCAAGGCGTTCGCAAGCAGTCTTTCACTTGCGGGCGTGGCCGCTGGTGCTGCCGCCGCTGGCGTCGGGCTGTTCATGAAGTTTTTGGTCGACAACGGCGGAAAGCCGGTCGATACCACGGGCGAGGCTATCCAGCGCTTAAACGAGCGCGTCGGCACTGGCACGCCGGTAGCGTTCGGCGCGGGCACTGCGGCTATTACCGGCTACATGCAACTCCTAGGGCAGTCTACGCCGCCCGTTGAAAAGCACGCCGAGGCCCACGCCGCCGCTGCTACCGCTGTTGAGAAGCACGCCAAAGCCATGGAGTCGGCGAAGCTGCCGACGTCCGACCTGCTTGCCCTATTCGAGCGCTTCAAAGATGCCGCGAAGGCCAAGCAAGAGCAAATCGACAAACTGGCTGACATCATGCGCAATTACGGCGTGGTGACGGCCGACGCCGCCATGCGCGCTGCAAAGGCGCTGGATATCCTGTTTGTGTCCTACCGCCAGCTATCCGACGCCCCAGATCTGGGCGGGATTGGCATTGACTTCTCAAAACTCCCGAAGGCGCCTAGCCCCGGCTTGCCCGGTCCCGGCGGCTTCGAGGACTACGTGCGTGGCTCCAAAAACATCGGCCCCGAAGGCATGATGACGAAAGAGCAGCACGCCGCCATCACCGCTCGGTACAAAGACCTGGGAAAAGTCGGCAAGGCCGCAATGCAGCAAGTCTCAACGGTACAGTCTATCACTCGGCTGCTAATCGAAGGAGCGCTTACCAAGCTGACCTCTAAGCTCCTGGACGTCGGCGGGCTGATGGGCAAGGTGTTCGGCGGCGCAACGTCCGTTGGCGGCTCGGTATTCTCCGCCGCATCAAGCGCGGGCGGGAGCGTTGCTGGCGCGGCTGGCTCTGCCGCTGGAGGCATCGGCGGCGCGGCGTCGGCCGCATCGTCTGGAATCGCCGGAATCGTTGGCGCGGTGGGTTCGGTCGTCTCTGCCATCTCTGGCGTCATCGGAAATTTCCAGATGGCCGGGATGAACAAATCCCTCGACCTCATCGAGAAGGAAGTCCGCTACAGCCAAATCCACCTCCTGCACATTCTCGAAAAAGGCAACGAGTTCTGGCCCTACATGAAGTCCGTGTGGGAGTCCTTGATTCGCATGGAGCAGCGCCAGATGGCGGTAGGCGCGGGCGGCGGCGCGTCCGTTGTTATTAACCTGAACGGCGGCGATCCGAAAGCCGCGCTCGAAGAAATCACTCGGACCCTGAAGCAGTACGGCGTCATCCCACGCGGCTAACCCTTGCCCACCCCCATCGTAAAAATCGACGGAACCACCGTCTCCGCGAAACAAGGCACGCTCGAAATGTCCTACTCGCTCGGCTCCCGCGCCGGGTTAAGCGTGACGGTTATCAGCGAAGACGGCAGCTATCGCCCGGTCGTCGGCAAAGACCTCGAACTATTCGAGGGAGCGACGAAACTATGGGCTGGCTCAGTGGACGAAGTGGACGAATTTTCGATCACGGAAGCCAACCCGACCGGGCGCTATTATGCCATCCGCGCCGTTTCGTGGGAACAGTACCTTGACCGCCGCTTCTGCTACAACACCAGCACCGGCCGCCCGCTGATTTATGAGCGCAACTTCGAGTACACCGCCAACGCGGGCACGGACACGCTGACCTGCACGGTGGCGCATAGCCTCAGCAACGGCGACAAAGTGCGCGTCAAGGCGCACGCCAACGGCACGGTTCCGGGCGGGCTCTCGGCCACCGTCGAATACTTCGTGATATCGGCCAGCGGCGCGGCGCTGCAGCTCTCCCTCACCAGCGGTGGCGCCGCGGTCAATATCACGGACGCCGGCACGCTCGACCAAATTCTCGTCACCAACCGGGCCGGGCTGATCGTATCCGCTCTACTCACCGACGCGGCTACATCCGAGCCAATCGGCACCGCCAACATCGACAGCGGCGCGGTGGTCGATACCGTCATCTTCGACGCGGGCACGTCCGTCTCGGAAGCCATCGCCGCCCTAGCCGACGCCTCGAATTATGTGTGGTGGATTGACGAGGAGCGCGATCTATTTTTCAAGCCGCGCACCTTTGCAACCGCGCCGTTTTCGATCAACAACACCAGCGGCAACTACCGCAACATTCGCGTGCGCACCACGCGCGAAGATAAATGCAACTCCGCGCTCGTCAACGTGGATATCGAGCAAATCGGGTATGAGGACGAATCCTTCACCGGCGACGGCTCAACCGTCAAATGGTCCCTCACGAACCCCGTCGGGCAGATTGTCCGCGTCCAGGTGAACGGCGAGGACAAAGAGTTTGCCCAGTGGCTCACCGACTCGGACCGCGCGTACTACTACGAAATCGGCAAGGTCTATATTCGGCAAGATGCCGACCAAACCGTGCTTACGGCAGCCGATACGCTCCGCGTGGTATACCGCAAGTTCGGTGCCAACACGATTGCCGAAGAGGATAGCGCAGACATCTCCGCCACCGCCACGCTCGAAGGCAACAGCGGCATCTATGCGCTGCCGTTCGACCGTCCCGGCATTGGACAGCAACAGGCCAGCGTTGAAGGCTTGGCGCTAGTGGCGGCGCGCAAGAACAACGCCGTCGAGATCACCTACGAAACCGACCAGCAAATAGAGGCGACATGCCACACGCTGCGGCCTGGGCAACTTCAGACCATCGCTAATAGCTACTTCGACGTCTCCAGCGGCACATATTTGATCCGCGAAGTCTCCCTCCGCGACGTCTACGGGCAGTGGTTGCAATTTACGGCCAAGGCGATCAGCACGAACCGTCTTGGCGGCGCAGTCGAGTTCTGGAAGGCCATCGCGGGCGGCTCGTCTGGCGGCGGTGCCACGAGCTCGTTTGTGGCCGGAGGCTCGACCGGCACTGGCGGCAGGTCAACGCCCATCGAAATCACGCTGACGGCCAATACCACCATCGCTAGCCCGTACACGCCCACCGCGGCCGACCTGCTGACCGTCTACGTGACGCAGGGAGCTGGGCCATACACGATCAGCTTCGACTCCGATTTCAATACAAATTTCGGCTCTACGCTCCACGGAAAAGATGGCGCGGTTACGTGCTTCCAGTTCCGCGGGCGTGCCGACGGCAAGTGGTGGGCGGTATGCGCGCCCTATTCGGTTCTTTATGAATAAACCCATCATCCTTTGCGCCCTGGCCGCCCTGGCGGCGTTTGGGCAGTCACAGACGCCTCTTACCATCACCCAAAGCGCCGGCAGCGCTACGGGCGAACTGCGGATGCAGGAGCGGCGCACGAACGGCCAGAACTACGTCGGTATCAAGGCTCCGCAGTCTGTTCCGTCTAACATCGTCTGGACGCTTCCATCTGCCGATGGTACTGCCGATCAATGCTTGCAAACTGACGGCAGTGGTACGTGGGCATGGGGCACCTGTGGCTCTGGCGTAGATGTCATCACCAGCGACTACGACTGGTCACAGACGCCCGGTGGCTCCCTCACGGCCGCCACGCCCGCCACGGTCACGCTGACCCCTTGCCCTGATGGCGTCGCTCCGTACAGCACCCACCACAACGTCCGCATCAGCGGCGGCACCGGCACCGCTGAAACCGTGCTCATCACCGCCGTCTCTGGCAGCGGCTCAACTTGCGACATCACATTTACCCCGGCCAACAACCATAGCGGCGCGTGGACTATCGGCAGCGCTTCGGACGGCATTCACGAGGCGGCGCGCATGGCGACGGGTGCCAAGCGCCTATTCATCCCGTTGGGCACGCACACGCCATCCGCGCCCGCACCGGGCGAGGAAACGACGGTCTACATTCAACAGGGGCTCACCATCGCTGGCGCTGGAAACGATCCCGGCACCGGCTCCTACGTCTATGTAACGGGCGATCAGTGGGCCATGATCTTCGATACAATTTTTCCTGTCCACGTAAGCAATCTAGCCATCGGCGGGACGGGCTCGATGGCTAGCGGCGGCGGAATCAAATTGACCGCGCCCGTACCATCTGGCCCAACAACTTACCAAAACTGCAATTCCATTTTTCGTGATTTGCAACTATCGCAACTTCGGACGGGGATGCATTTAGAGCGCGGATGCCTTCCGTGGGTGAATAATAATATGTTTTCCGCGTACTCCTACGAGGGGTTGCGGCTGGAAAACTACGACAACCCCCGACGCGGGCGATCAAACCATCACCGGGAACTATTTTCAAGTCGTTGGCGCCGGTGGAATTGGAACGACGGCGATTAAATGGCTGTCGGCGGGCGGGGCGCGTATCGCATCCAATAAATTCAACACGCAGGGTGGTGCGATTGATTTGGAGTCGAACACCAACACCATCATTGCCTCAATAATCGGCAACTCGTTTGACAATCAGACCGAGTTCAGCGTAAAGGTTCGCGCGCCGTCGCCTGACTCTTTTGCGTTCATCAACATTTCATCAAACATTTTCACCGGGGCCGGAGCGTCCGGCTACGAAGCAATCGATATTGGCGACACCACCGACGACATCGACAACGTGGCCATCATTGGCAACAACATGCAGGGCTCTGGGACTGCAATCCGCATTGGCAGCGCTGATAAGGTCACAATCGACGGGAACACCATCGGCCTCTACACCACCGGCATCAAAACTAGCTCAGCGGCCACGCAGGTTAACCTAGGCCAAAACACGCTTTACAACCTCACCACAAAGTACGACATCGCCAACGACGCGAACATCCGCCCAAATGCGCCGCTGTTTGTTTCCGGGTATTCGCGGTCGTGGTCAAGCGGGTCAAACATTCAGGCTATTGCCGAGTTTGCCCAGTCTTCGGTCGGCACCACTGCCAATAACGCCATCATGCTGTTGAATGGATCGACTGGCTCTGACACGCAGCGTGGGATTTGGTGGGGCTACAACACTGGCGACCTAAATTTCGCGCGGTTCGGCACGGCCAAAACAGCCGCACCTTCCACTGATCTCACACTGCAAACCGACGGCGACGCCCAATTTAATTACAAGGTCGGCATTGGCCGCAGCCCGAGCCCGGGCGTAGCGCTCGACGTCAACGGCACCATCCGCAGCACTGACGGGACGATCATCCTACAGAGCTATGTGAGCGGCGGCGCCGGGTACCTCGGCACCGAAACCAATCATCCCCTGCTGGTGCTCCAAGACAACTCTATCAAACTTCGGCTCAATGCCACCACGCTGCTTCCAGAAACTGATGCCTACTTGTATCTGGGCGACCGCACCAAGCAATTTAACACCGTTTTCGCCACCGGTTTCGAGTCGATCCAAAGTTCTGCTGGGTTCGTTGCCACGAGAAAACTTGAAGTGCACGGCGACGCCACCGGAACGCTATTCGATTCTTTCTCGAAGCCAACATCAACGTCTATCGACCTCAGGAATACGGCCGGGAACCTCGTCATGCGGTGGGACTCGACCGGAATTGCATACAACGGCGTTTCCACCATGTACCAGTTGTGGCCAGGCGGGACAACGGAAACGCTTGACCTCGGCGTGGATTTAGCTCGGTGGAAGAAGTTTTGGGTCAAGGATATCGACGGTACTGGCACATGGCAGACGACCGGCAGTTTATCGGCGGCGGCGGCCACCTTTACGGGCCTCACGATCAACAC